AGTGGTAGCATCGGATCTTCGTTGGAGAATCTAATAGTTCTATTAAAGTATTTGCCACCTGGTGTCCAGTGTACGCCAGGTGATTCACCAGCAAGAATAGATACGGTTCCAGAAGGCTTGACAGTCGTCATCTTAATCGATTCACGAATACCCAACCACTCAGAATAAACATTGTCATATCGCTGAATGGTCTTATATCCCTGATCCATCCATTCACGAAGTGCCGGAACTCCAACACGATCAGCAAAGTTTGCAACACCAGACATTGATGCACCAATGCGACGATTGCGTTGCATGATTGCGTTAGTCTCTTCCCAGTGTGTAGGAAGAAGTGTAACAGTCTTAGCATAAAGGTATGCAAACTTTAGAGTACGCTTATAGTCCTCTAGGCTGTCGTGACGATTGAGATACGTCTCCACCAAGGTGCAACACTCATACGATTCTAGTGACTGCTCAGCGCATGGGTTATAGCCTGCAACTCTGTGATCCTTGTTGTTTGGTGGATCAGCTAGACGTCCATACTTGCGGGACATGTCCATCCAAAGAACACCAGGCTCTCCGTTGAGAGAGATGCCTTCTACTATGGAAGATAAGTCTGCGCCGACTACTGTTTCTACAGAGTTGTTAGACATCCAACCCCAACCTGGGGCAGATGAATCATATGAGTTGCGTTCAGGAAAGCGTTCTGAATTTTTTAAGTTTAAGAAATCTTGATCATCTAAACGGCCAATTAACAACTCAGCTGAACGACGAACGTTTCCAGACACTACACATACTCCAATAACGTTTCCAATGTCTGCTATGTCTATGCGTGTTAACTTGTCGCCTTTGCGTCCAGTAAACATTTTTCTTATATGATCATGAAGCCTCTCTAACGGCTCATGACCAGCAGCTACACCACCAAATGTTTTAATTGGAGTACCGTTTGGGCGAATTAAAGAATAATCAAAGTTATACGTAGGCTGATTCTCTTTGAGGTATGAGTTAAGCAGCAGTGCCATAGACTCAACCCAACCCTCTCTGGTGTCAGGTATTATGTATGATGTTGACTCTTTTGGTTCATAGATAATAAAATCTTTATCTGCACCTTTGTCATCAAAACCTACACCAACACCGAGCATTGATGCTTCCATGAGGAACGCAAACGGTTTTGCTGGGTTAAATTTATTCATTTCCCCAGTAGAAACAAACGCGCAGTTTTGTAGTGCAGCGGAATTCTTTTGTATATTTACAATGTTTGTTCCCATAGCCCAAAGACCACGACCAGGAGGAGTCCACTTAAGGTTGAATAATCTATCAAAAGCTTCTTTCGCACTCGCCTGTGCCCTAGCATCATTCCATGGTAAGCGATTCTTTTTGCAGTGATCTTTCTGCAAAGAGTACATTCCGTTAATGACTCTTTCGCATACGTCAGACCATGTCTCTTTTGTTCCATCTTCTTTTAATCTAGAATAAGTTCGAAGAAAAGTTATCTCTCCAACGGAGTTCCCAGCTGCATCTCTATACCCAAATGGTGCAGACTTAGACCTATATGATTCTATAAAATCATCAGTTAACTTAAATAAGAACATAGAAGATTGCTTAGTGGCAATCGGTGTTAGATCTGGGTTTCCGTTTTCGATTTCTTCTGACATACTATCTCCTTATTTTACTAATGCTAAAGTTTTTACGTACTTAGGGTTTAATTTTTCTATTTCTGTTTTCTTGATCTTTTTTATCTGGTCATAATTATACACGTTATATATTTCTCTTTCGAAGAAATATCCACTTCTCCAGTTAAAAACTTTGTCTATTACATTCTTGTGATTTTGAAATACATTTGATATAACTGCACCACCATATATCCTAACTAGGTTTTGCATTTTCTTAATCACGATGTCTTTATTTCTATCGGTTAAATCACCGTTTTGTTCTGCCTGATTATATAACCAATTAAAGCTTTGTCTAGTTAATGGAGAATAATCAATTGGATCTATGATGCCAATCGATAGTAACTCCTTTTGATTGGTTTGTATATACAAATCTTTCTTAACTATATCTAAAAATAAAGAAAACCAATCTCTTTCCTTGTACTGATTCCAGGTAGGGCACCAAAATAAAATGAGGTGAACTGGATCAGGGATATTTGTTTTCTCCATTGTTGGCAATAACATCGTGCAAGATATTGCCCTCTTTATATCTTCTTTGCTTATGTCAGAATTCTTATTCTTGTTTTCAAGATTCATCCATAGTTTTGAAATGTGTGTTTTCCAATCCGCTTCACCTATATATAGGTTGAGATACTTTTCAGCAACATCTAATGGAAGGGCTTTGTCTCTGATTACCGTATTTAACTGATCTAAAAACATTTATAATCCTCATTAACTCTAGACAAAACTACAAAAACTTATATAAGAGACCCTTTAAAACAGTTATCCCGCCCTGATTGGGGCGGGATAACTATCTTACGCTAAGTAGATGCGTCGGTTTCCGTACTGACAAGTATATCAGCTAGGATTTTCTTATGTTGTGTTTAACTAATTATTTCAAAGTTGCAGCAGACTCTTTGTCTCCAATTTTTGTTGCTGCAAATCCCTTGATAACGCTAAGCCCTGCTGCTGCTGCAGCTGTCGCTGCTGCTTTAGCTTGGTCAACTCCACCAACTGTATAAACAGCAATGAATGTTTGTGCTGCAGTCCAAAGAGCTCTTTCAAGTACATCTTTAATTAATTTTTGATCTGGCATTGTTTTCTCCTATTGTTAAAGGGCGACTGCTGATGGTACACCTTTGTACTCACCAACTTTATTGCGACCGTATTCACTAGCAGTATTAGCTTGTCCATAACCAGCTGGCATTACTTCCGCTGATGCTACACCGTCGAAGATGTAGTTGTTATAGAGGCTGTAAGCTGTTGTGCGCTCTGCGTGACCTAGGTTAGCAAATGCTTCTGCTGAGGTTACACCGTCAAAGATGTAGTTACTGTAGAGACTATAGTCGGTTGTGCGCTTTGCATGACCGCCATCTAGCGCCTTAGCTGTTGTAAGACCCTTGTATTCACTTGGACGGAATCTCATTCCACCAAATGTTGTAGTTCCATCTGCAAATTCTCCAGCTAATGGAGTAGTCCCTGCATAGAGGGTGGAGCCATTGAACAACTGTGATAGCAGAACATTGCCTGGATGGTAGCCGGTTCCAGGAACATGATTATTATCTGGAGCTCCAGTTAAAAGACCTGGTGCAAAAAGAGGGTAGAAAGAGTAGGTTCCAGCTGTACCCTTAAAAGGGTTCACCATGTCAGCGGTTGAACGACCCTTGAGTACTGGCCTTGGGCCAACGTAGTAAGTTGCCATTGTATAGTCTCCTTAAAAGAATAATGTGCTGTTTATAGTAAAATCAAATAGCCACTTATTAACTATTAAAATTAGCTATAATTAACTATTAGATCAGATAGGACTGGAGCTGTTCCATCCCCAAGCTGATTTAGGGTTACTTCTATCCAGACTGAAGACGAACCGGAAACCTCATCAAGTGTATAAACTCCGCTATCCTTATAGATTACCCTATAGCTGAAAGCCGTAGATATTAACTCCTCAGGGACATTATACATCTTTGGTATGACCTCGTCTACAGAATAGATCAATGTTCCTTCTGGGGCGGTAAACTTGATTATTGTTCTTCCAGTTTCCAAAAACCTTTGCGATCTTACATCTAAATCAGATAAGCCATATGTATATACGTATTTACCATTCTCTAAAATATAATTTCTCTGTCTCATGTTTATTCTAATTGCAGTAATTTTTATTGGAGGGAAATAGAAGCCCAGCGGCCCAGCATTAAGGACTACGTCAGAACCGGCTATTGACCATCCACCTGGAGCAACTCTACCTATCGCATCAGATTCGCTATCATATAGTCTATTAAAATTCAAAGGAGTCCATCCATCTGATTCTTCAAGAGATGGCTCTACCTTTGTAGTATATTCAATAGAAAGAATGTCTACCCCAAATAATGGATATGGAGATAAGGACAAGTAGTTTGATGTGTCGGATCCAGAATAGGCATTGGGGATCTTATAGTAGGCAAACATTTGGGCGCCCGATCCCAAAGCTGAGTCGGCTATGATATTTCGTTTCCAGAATTTATCAGACCTATCTAAAAGTGCGTGAAACATTGGACTAGTATCCACTAGTGCACCAGGTGTATCAACACTAACAAAGTCATTCTTTATTTTTGTTTCTAGAAAATCTGGAATTGTTTGTTCTCCTAAGCCGCTAAAAAACTTAAGCTTAGAATAAGAAGAACCATCAACCTTTGGCAGTGTTATTAGATTATACACATGATCAAAACTAAGTGCTTCAGAACTTGAGAGTGCAAACTGTGCGTCACTAACAAAACCAGCTACATCTATTTGAGAATAGCTATATATAGAGAGTTTTTTATAAGGTGAATCAGTATTATATTCAATTGCCTTTACCCTATCTTCTAGATCTGCTATAGCTCTAGAGATAAATAAATGATCTTTTAATACTCTTTCAAAAGCCTGACTCAACTTCTGATCCAATACACCAGATCTATTATAGAGGTGAACTAAATCTTGATAGTTCTGCTCTGCCCTCATGTTAAAGTCAGCACTATCTACAGGACCGTTGTACTGTATTGTTTTATTTTCTGTGTTTAGGTAATCTGACATTTTAATTAATTATCCAGTCTGTTTTTCTAATTTATTAATTTTATAAAATAATCTTGACAAACTTCCGCCAATTGTATCAGTAGTTTCCAGGTAATCTATTGTATCACTTGCACTATAGTCGTACATCGAAATTGAATCAGTAGAAAGGTCATAGACTCTACCATAGTATTCTTCACCAGTTATCTCATCTGAAATAGTTCGGATTTCATGGGTTTCATCTTTTTCCGCTCCTAGAAAAATCTTTACTTTATCAATTATAGCTGTATCAAGAAGTTCTAATTCTAAGTACAGTCTGTTCATATCCATATAAACTTTTTGATTAAAGAGATTTTCCTGACCACTCTTTCTTGGAGATCTATAGAATGATCTAAACCTCTTGACTAATGGTTCTCTAATTATTTTTTTACTATTTGGGTCTAGGTAACTTATCGGCATGTGTGTCTCCTACTTTAGGTATAGTAAACTTTAATATTCACTTGTTGTTGAATTATTATAGGATAATTCATTTGCTGATATATCGGAATAATTTTCCGAATTCTTAAACTTTAATTTAAAATAATCAATAGTTGGAGAGGACAATGGGTTTCTACCCCTAGATATGTCGGCTCTAAATCTTAAGGCAGTTACTGGGTTTGGGTTGTTTGAGTAAAAAAACAGTCTTGAATTATTACTGATATTATCCCTACATAGAACTTCTTTATTGCCGAAAAAATTTTCAATAGTAAACACCTTG